TCTCTCAATGAAGTCTTTATTGGCTGTCGATTTGTCTATGCCAAGCCGCATGGCTACACGCTTGACGTCTTCAAAACTCGGAACTTGATCACCTTTGAGTTTGACCCCGGCTTTTACAAACACATCTTCGTGGAGTTCATACAAGGCTCTGTATGCTTTTCGAGTCTCACCTGCACCGTGCATTCTCTTGCTGTACCGAGAGGCAACGTCGTACATGCTGTTGTTTGTAAAGTCAAACATACTGAGTTTTACAGTGTCGCCATTAATCTTGACTGTAGACTCAAAAGTTTCATCCAAGTGAATTCTGGCACGCCCTTGACTAATTACAGGGTCGTGCATTTTATCAGAGGTCATGTCAATGATGTCATCAATTACAGCCTGCTGTTCTGCCGTAACGGCGTATGTACCATCAGCCCTTCTTCTTGCTCCTAATTTGCGAGCCAACTCATCTTTGTTCGTTGACACCCATTCACTCAAACGTTTGTGGTTGTGGTGAACTTCAGGATCTCGCATGAAACTAAGAATGCGTTCAGCAGCAAGCCGTGACCTTCTTACTTTCTTACCTGCCGAAGTGCTTACCACATTTCGCATTCCGTTGCGGGTAAAGTCGGGGTGTGCTTGAATTGCTCGTTCAAAGAAATCAATCAAGGCTTCTGGAACATCACCATCCTCTGTTAGGTATTGAGAAATGGCTCCGGGTCGCCAGATGCGGTGAAAGTAGCCGGGAGGGGTTGTAGCAATCTCTTTACTAAACAGGTTGTGTTTGTTTGCGTACTTACGGGCGTGATTAAAGAAATCGTCAATGCCGTCAACAAAGGCACGCTCCCAATCTAGAAGATCGTCCTTTGTCATTTTCCCCGCAGCAATCATCTTTTGTTTACGAATGACTTCGGTTCTTTCCGCCTCTGTAAATTTAGACCGCCCACCAGCACGTTTGCGAATGATCCCTGCTTTCATTTCAGCGTTTGCAAGTCGAGTCATGTGTGCCTGCTCAAGGCGACGAGCATTTGCAGCAGCGTTGTAACCGCCCTGACCGCTAGAGTCCATTGTTAGTCGCACAAGGTCACGCAAGAAAGGTGAGTCCACTTCTTTAGCGAGTCCCATCAAACGAGTAGAGATAGAAGCAGTAGCAACAGCCCACCATCGACCGGGAATGCTTGTGGAAAACCAACCTTCCGCCAAGTTTGCAATAGTGTTTCTCAACCCCGGTTCATCATCGAGAGAGGCTTCAGTTACCATTTCTTTCAACTCTCGCACTTGTCGATCCGCTGCGTCGGAAACTTTATCCAACTTGTCTTCTGTTGTAAGACCCCGCTCTCTTCTTCGACGATCAATTCGTGCTTGCATTTCAGGAGAGATGTCACTACGACGGCGTGCGGCTGAATAAGGATTCAAGATATCCTCATCAATTTCCATTGTGGCTCCTGCTCCGGCTTTCCGTGCATTCTGCCACCTTTTTACTTCTCCATCCACAATCATCTTCTTAAGGGCTTTGAGGCGAGCCTTTGGATTTTTGCGGGTCGGTTTTGCTTTTGCCAAAGCATCCCGGTCTAGCACTCCAAGTTTTCCTGCAATACCCTTCAGTTCATTCTCATCCACAATGTCCGCGACATTTCTTGAGGCTTGTTTACGGACTTGATCGTCAGTTGCTTCAGTCAAGACTCTAGGAATTGCTCCAGACTTATCTTTCAAAGCCTGTGCCCCTGCTTTCTTAACAGCACGCCGAACCTCCGCATTTGACAGCGGAACATTGGTTTGTGGGCCGGGAGGATTCCTTTGAAGGTCTGCAATTGCTGCGGCTCGAATCTCTTCCCTCAGTTGAGTAATTGATTTGGGTCTAGCAATTGCACGAGGAAAACGACCAGTTTGTTTAGCCTGACGGGCCAAAGTTTTACTAATACCTGAAACGGGAACAGTTGTTTCGATCCCATACTTTCGAGCAAGTCGTTCCAATGCAGGTCGTGACTTCGTACCCTTGAGTCTGTCTATTCGTCGATTAAGGGCAGTCGTGGCTTCTGCGAGAGCGTCTTCACTTGTGATGTCTCTAGTAATCTTGACTCCGAGTTGGTCTGCCAGTTGTTTAATTTCATCAAACTGACCCTTACGAGCCATCTCGTCAACTTCAGCCCAAGCACTTTTAATACGAAGACGCAAGGCACGAAGGGCTTTGAGTTGTAGTGCTTTAGA